GGATCAGTTAAGAAGCCAACGCGAGTGTTAGCGATCCAGTTAGCGCGAGCCATTCTGCCGTCCTCGGCATATACCTCGGTAATCTGCCAGAAACTTTGCCCATAGTGGAATAATGAGTCGATCGTAAAATATAGAGTCTCGAAAAGTGGTTGATGCTTAAAAGGTTGCTCAACCCATTTAGGTGCGGCAATCATTTCGCCGGTTGACTTCTTGTAATACTCAAGCGGAATGCTGGCGATCGTTCCGGCAATAAGATCGCGGCAGCGTTTGATGGCTGGCACAGATAAAGCCATCTGGCGAGTGACTATCGCTGGAATGTAATTGTTGTAGCTGTAGAAGCTGTCCGACATAATCTGCGGCGCTTCTTGAGCCTCTATCACTTTTGGCTTGCGATCAAAGATACCCATAGAGTGCAATTATACACTACATATAGTTTATTCTGCGTAGATAGCCGCTACCTGTTGTGGTTTCATTAACATTGATACAACCATTGCCAAAGAGATCGGTGCGGATATATCGCCAGCAGATTTTCGCTTAACGATACGCCAAGCGGCATCGTTTACCTTAGCTGCGCAGTTATTCATCTGTTGGATCAGATTGGCTTGCCCATTGTGAACTACTTTATGAGTTATTAGGCCATTTAAGAGATCACCGCAAGCCTGATAGAACTGCTGGCCTGAGATGTCCTGCACAATGCAGCCAGCATTGGATAACTTATCTGCAATCGTCTGGGTTGCGTATTTGTCGTAGCAGATTTGACGCGGCCGATAAAGATCCGCGTGAGCCTTAATATCTGCTGCAATTCTAAGATCATCGACTGATATTGCACTTTCCCAAGTCTGCAAGATGCCAACGCCAATTCGACCATCGGGGAGTAATTGCCCAGCAACTAGCGAGGCATTGCGTCTAGATGGCGATACATCAAAGCCAAAGACTGTGTATCCGCCCGGCGGGATCTGCAACTCACTATCGCTAGTCTCCTCAAGTACCCCATGCGGCCAAGGGCTGCTTAGGGAGTCAATCCATTGGCAAAGAGTCTCTGTTCGCGTATTTTCTATTGGGCTAGTTGCAATCGCTTCTTCGATCGCCGCTTCTGTAATTGTGTAACCCAATGCAGGATTAGCAAGAGCCCAAGCTGCTCGATCCGTAATCTTGCAGTATTGGGGAGCTGAGTATTCGTAAAAGCCAAAGGACTTAGGCGGGTTATCTAAGGCTCGTTCTCTAAGTTCATTTAGAACTGTACTAAACGCATCACCCGCATTACTCGTCAGCAGTACATGGCTATTGGCGTGGGCACGAGTCACCGGCATCGCCGCCCGATACCCGTCTGAACTGATTTCGCGTACTTCATCAATGTAGAGCAGACCCGAAATTGATCTGCCGCGAGATCCGTCGCGAGTAGCTGCAACAACATCTAATCGAGCCCCAGATAACATTTCGATTGACTCTGTGCCGTTGGCATATCGGATCTGCTTAACCATAGCCATGAGACTCGGATTATTTTCTAAAGCCTTGGCAACTTGCCTAAAGGTTTCCAGAGCCATTGATCGATTAGAGGACATAATCAACACATCGGTGTTCCATTTAAGCAGATGAGTTAAGATCAGCATACGAGCAAGAAAAGTCTTCCCATTCTGTCTCGAAATTAACAGAAGTGAGCTCTTGCGAACCCACATATCTTTTTTATCGACTGTGAGCATATCTTTTAACACATACTCCTGATAAGGCAGCAATTTTTCTTCCAGCAGGTTAGCAATTTCAATTACATCAGCAACCTTTGATTTGCCTTTAAGCGGTACAGAATAAAGCCTTGGTTTCGTTGCCCCTCGTAGCGCTTGGGCTTTCTTGGCCGGCATCAGGCTTGATCTGGGTTAGGTCGCGCGGTAAACGGACTATCTTGGTGAACTTTGGACTGCATTGGAGAGAGGAAGCCAGAAAAGACAGGGGGGGTAGGCACCCTACCTAAAAAACTCGCTTGATTGCGGCTGCCTTTCTTGCTGTTGCATGATTGGCAACAAGCTACTGCGTTCTCGTAATTGACTACTAGATCAGGCGCTTTACTAATCGGAATAATGTGATCGACTGTCGTTGCTGGTTGCTGGCAATAGAAGCATGACCATTGATCTCTAGCCAACACCTTTAACCTAAAGGCTTTGTAGTCTCGAGTTAATCGAGGATCACCACGCTTTGCCATTACTGCCAACCTCTAGTCTTTAGATGCTTAAGAGCTGCACAGTAGTTAGGCTCATCATACTTAGTAACACCATAACGCTTTGCTACATAATACCAATATAACTCAAACTGCTTATCGTAAGGCGCATTGATAGCAGCCTTACTCTTTAATTGATAATAGCCATGAGTCTGCTTATTGCCGGTCTTATTGCCAATGGCATCGATCTTCCATCTGCTCTCTATATAGATGATTGAGTTATGGCATAAGTATTGAGCATCTGTTAATTGATATGCAGCTAATACTTTTATTGGCATGTTATTCGCCATTGCTGTCTCAGCTGTGCTAAGACATAGAGATCCCACTAACACTCCAGCAACCCACCGCGCTACGCCCTTACGGGCGCGGTCTGAGCCCTTGAGGGGCTCTTGCCTAGAGTGTATCGTACGAGTCAAGCATGTGTATAACATGGGCGTGTCGTAAGCACGAAGTGAAGGAATGTACATTAGTTATCCACAGGTGTTAATAAGTTGCCCCATTGCTCTGCCATTGCTTTTGCAATACCAGGGAACGTCTTACTGCGTACTTTAGAACGTTCTTCAGGGTTTAACTTCCAAGCCTCTGCATACCATTTAGGCATCTTTACACCGCTTGCATATGTGATGCTTTCACCTGGATCAACGATGTTGGTAGGCATTAACTTAGGCAATCCCTTTAACCATAAGCAAGTCTTCTTACTAAATGAGTCTCCGAACTGCCATGGCTGAATGATCTGATCTGGCTTACGCCATTCAGTAGACATGATCCCAACCGGGTTTTCAATGGCAATGCGTTCACAGTCTGAAGCTGCTAAAGCCATGAAGAAGTCTATCGCGTCCTGTTGTCTGCCATCTAATCGCTTTGCCTCAAACCAAGCAGCACCAGATGAGGCTAAGTGTGTGCATGGAGGGAATGCAATTATTAGATCCCAGCCTTTATTGCGTAAAGGTATAACGTCACCTGTAATATGCCATTCAGGGTGATCGCCCGAAGTCTCGTAAAGGTCACACGAATACGCCTCGTGCCCTAAAGCCCGAAACTCTTTAGTAACTGCCTGGCTTTCCTCACACGCTAGTAATACCTTCATTACTTGTCCGTACTGTAGAAACCAGTACCCTTAAAGGCAATACCAAAAGAGCTGTAAATCTTGCGCATAGGTTCATGGCAGAACCCGCATTCAACATCGTGTGGTTCATTTATTTTTAACTCCTTCTCGTAGCGAAGATTGGCCTCGCATCGATCATTCGTACATTCGAACTCATAGATTGGCACTATTGCGCCTCACACCAGTTGCAGGGATCATTGATTGTCCATTCTCCACATTGATTGCATCGGCGGATATCTGAGTCTTTAACGCTATCTCTGCGGTTTTCATACCCGGCATCGCGTAGTAACTCCACCAGATCGCCAAGGCGAAGCATCGCAACATAATCTTGCGCTTGTTCTCCTTGCCCATTAAGCCGAAAGCAAGCGAACCCCAATAGCCCGCTTTCAGCTGTCCTAGTTTCGATCTGGCGGAGTGTCCCTACTACATCGAGTCCTGTGCGCGCTTTGACCTCGCAGTCGAACGGAACATTGAGAATGTCACGCCCAGAACCTCGACCTACCTGAGCGCCTTCCCACCAGCGGCGCAGGTAATCTGCTACAACACGCTCTGTGCGAAAGCCTCGATGCTTACGGCTTTGACTCATTGACTGCGTGGCATTTTGTGCATGACCAAGTAATTGCCTGACCTTCTCGCCATACGGCCATTTCTGAAGTTGGAATTGGCTCGTTGCATAGATGGCATATTACTCTAACAGTCAGCGCAGCAAGCATTTCACGCTGGCGCGCCTTCTCATAAAGTACATCATCTGGGGGAAACTGTTCCCATTCTCCGTCTTGGTTCATAAACTGTAAGCCGCTCATACTCGCGCCTCCTGTGGTTTCCATGCG